CCTGTAATTAATACTCTTTTAGTCATTATATTTTTCCTCTATAACTTTTTTCCATTCTGGTACTCTATCATATTGATGAACAATTGTAAAGTCTTTTCCTGTGGATGTTGCAACTTTGCCGTCTTTCATAATTGGTGATGGTTCAAGCAAGAATGGTTTGAATTCGTTAATCTTACTTGGGTCGGCAGTAGTGCCTAGTTGGCAAGCCCACCCATCTTCTGAGTTCATATATCTTGCAACAGATTTATATGGCTCTTGTGATATCATAAAATTAAATGTGGATTGATCCACGATTGGGATAGGTCGATTAACAGACATAGCAAATATCATCGCACATAAATCTCTCATCGCTTCACCACGACCTGCCAAAACGCCTACGTTGTATATGATATTGTCTTTGAATCTTTCATGAAAGAACGGACCGAATGTTTCCAATAAGTTCTGATTACCCCATGGTTCATCTTTGTATTTCATTGATTCGGAAGCAAACATTAGCTTAGCACCTGGCAATTCCATGCCAAGAAACCTAGTAGGGTCATCTTGGAAGATTACATCTTTAACATCGGTTGTAATAACAAACCGATATGTGTCATGTGATTGTAGATAATTGTAGATGTGAACAAAGCGCTCTACATGGACAGGCAACGATGATTGATATTCATATCGTTGTGTGGTGTCGTTTGATTTTCCAGGCAGAATGACCTGAAATCCGGCACCAGATAGCCGTTTGATAGTTTCATAATCAATGTTGAAGGCGACCATAACTTTCTCGCCCTTGAAACCTGATTTGTTGATAGAGTTAACCCAATACTTCAGTTTACTCCAATCATAATTTGTGGTACATCCTATAATCAAATCTTTCATAATAATTCCATTCAGTTAATATATTACTTATATCGCTTGTAGTCCTTAAACTTGGTAATGTTTTGACCTGGCGTGTCTTTCTTATAAGTGTTTGCCAATTTATTGGTACCTTCTGCACCTGCACCAGCCTTTGGTAAAATGTCTGGACTAATTGCTTCACTTACACTCTTATGTAGTTTCACTCCAGTTACATCTTGCACCAACTTCCATGCTTCTTTGTGTTTCTTATTCTTAATGTGTGATTGTAACACATCTTTTTGCTTTTGTGAAGCCTTTTGGTGAAACTTAAATAGTTCCATCACACCAATATTGCCTGAATATGCGGCTTCATCCAACTGTTTTAATGTTTGCTTAATCCAAAATACTCTTTGAACTGACATATTATCCTCTAGTAAGATTCAGAATCTTTTGAATCTGTGTTTCTAGTGTTGCTTTACGGTTAGGCCATTTAATAATTGGTTGGTCTGCCGTCTGTAATAGTTTGGTAAGAAATGGAAGAATTAACTTTTCTACCTGTTGTAATCTTGCCTTGTATTCTTCTACTGTTTCTTCTTTCTCTGCAATAACATCTGTATATTCTTCTTCATCCATTGCGGTGAAGCCAAAGTCATCATCACCATATTCTTTCATTATTAGGTTGAGGTCATATTTGATATCAGCCATTATTTACTCCAATTTTTTGCAGCAGTAAAATTTGCTTGTGAGAATTCTAATCTATCTATTAACTTCATAGCGTTACCTTTAATTCGGTCAACGGCTACGAAACCTTCTGGTGCAGTAATTCTAAATCCATTGTCTGTGCGAATGAATGTTCCTACATCACGAATGGTTTCCAATTTACGAACAATCATTAGTTTAGCATCAACAAGTAAATTCTGTAAATCAAATATCTTTTTAAGTTCGGCAGCATTACTGCGATAGAACCGCATGATTTCATTCTTCTTTGCAATTCTTTCTTTTTTGGTTTTTTCTAATTTGGCTTCAAGAACAGATTGATTCAATTTTGTTTCAATTGTTTTAATCAATTCATTAGTGTGTGCTGTTGTATTTTTAATTGCTTGACCTTCACGCACCTTACTATTATTGAATGTTTTAATCTGCATTAGAATTGTTTCATTGGCTGAAATGCGATTCAATGCCAATGGATTAATCTGTTGAAATAAAGAACCTGCCTGTGATAATACTCTTGTAATCTCTTTTGTTTCATCTTCAGTAAATGTGGCAGTACCAGAGGCATCAACAAACGAAGCATCACGAAACCAAACATCTTTGGTTGTAGATAACTTACCAATATCCACATTGAATGATGCCTTCATATCAGATATGGTTTTGCCTGTGTATGATGTATGAAACACCACGCCTAATTGTGCAGCCATTATTGACTGTGCTAGTTTTGAATCAGCAGGAATGGCATAGACGATTGTGTTTGGTTGAAAGGTAATATATTTTTCACCATCTATGGTTTCTTTTTTCAAATCACTTTTTGAAAACATCATATCGCCTTGCAATACACCTTTGATACCAAGTTTTGGTAGATAACGTAATGCAACTTTCAACTTATCATTCAGACCTTCGGCTGGGTGATTTTTGTCAATGTCTTTATCTGTATAATTTAGTTTTGCATTTTTAGCAAACACACCTTTAGTACCAACAAAAAATTTACCATTTTCTGGATTAATACCTGCAAACACAGCAGGTGCACCGTCCCATTTTGTTGTTACATTCACATGAGATTGTGATTGACCAGCAAGCATATCACGGAGAGAACGGAGAAAATTAATTGCTTCTCGGCCACCTGCTAAACCACGATTGAGCAATTCATCTTCAATATGCTCAAGGTGAACATTTTTTCCTTCTTTACTTTCTGTTAAGTATTCTGTGAATTTCATTTTTTTTATTTGTAAGAGAAGTTACACATCAATCGTGTTGGATAACCATCTTTTCCTTGTGTATCTCTAATGTTTAATCCTAAAGTATATTTTTCAGTTTCAATAACTATATCAACTCTTTTACCACTACCACCTTTACCTCCATAATAAACAATCATAGATTGTGGAGCTGCTGCGGCTTGCATATACTTTTTTGTTACATTAAAAACTTTTACATTTCCTTTTTTAATTTGGTGAACTACTGTGTAACCATAACCTATTCCTGATTCTAAAAACGATTTCAATTTTTCTTTTTTAGCTGAAGTTAAATTAATTTCTTCAGAATAACCTTTAAAACTTTTTGGTTGATTATATACATCACAAAATACAGCAGGATCAATATTTAACATTTTTAACAAAGCCAATCCATTTTTGTTTGTTATATTTTTCTTTTTGATTTCTTCTGTTGTTAAAACTTCTTTGACACCAACATTAAAGAAAGTAACAGTTGATGTTGTTTTTAAACTAAGATAAACTTCTTTATTTTTTTTGTTAACTTTTCCTTTAAGAGTAATATCTGTTACCATTTTTCCAATATCAAAATCTGGACTTGAAGAAAGTAATTGAATTTTATTTCCGCTATATTGAATTGGTCTCTTAGTGTTTAGTGCTCCTGCTTCTGTATCCACTTCTAAAGTATTTTTATCAAAATTTTTAAAATCTGTTATATTGTATGTTTCTTCAATAGAATATTTTAAATCTGTATCTGTAATTTTTGTTCCAGCATACCATTTTTTAAATGCGGGTCCTAAATCTTTTTCAAACTTTCCACCTTTATTATTTACACCTCTACCTCCAGCGGAACCATCTCCAAATTTAATAGTTATTTTTTTAAAACCAACTTTGTTTTTTATAGCCAATTCTGTGATTGCTGGTTTTAACTTTCTAGAAATATTGACTTGGCCAATTTTTAAAGGATCAATATTAATTGGAGTATCAATAAGATTTTTAGTTTTTTGATTTGATTTTAAGAAAGCAAACAACTTTGTTATTTCTGAAATTTTTTCTTTCTCCAAAGCATTTTTGGCTTTAAGTGTGCTTACAATTTCAGAGGCAGATTTTGGAAAAAATGTATATGCCATTCAATACTCCATTAGTTTATTAGAGTATTTATCCTATCACAACTAACGGATAATGTCAATCTCTTTATCGCCAGACCATACTTCCATCTCGGTTCTGATACGGCCATCGTTCTTTAATGTTTCAAAACGATTGGATGCTTTCTTTTTCCACCACTCCACAATGTTTTTCATGTGAAACTTTTCATAGTTTTCGGGGTCAGGAACCAACTCTGTTTCTGTGCCATTAACCACTTCAATAAAGTTTTTGAAACCATAGTTGGAGATATAATATCGTTTTCTTTCAGTAAGACCTTTAGCCTTATCAATCACTTCATTGAATCGTGTGAGTTCAGGTTCACCTTTTAGTGCCATCTTAACCATACTAATAACTTTTATTGTTGCTTTGAGTTTCTTACTTGAATCGGATGGATCAACCAATTGTTCACCTGTTGCAGCCTCAACATAGTCTTTAAGTTTCTTGTAGGCATCACCGTCAAGCATTGGCACAAAGTTACTATCAGTTAGACCTTTGAAACGGAGATATGGTTTCATACCATCATACTGTGATACTGTCTTTGAAGAACCATACAGACTGGTTGTTTCAAACAAGCAGAGATTCATACCATACTTTTTGTTCATAACTCCACGCAATTCATGAGAACAACACATAGCGGCAAGTAATTTACCACCAAGATAATTGAAACCAAATGGTTGAGCAGGAACAATGGTGAAACCCATTGCAGCCGAGTTATTAAAGTTTCTTGCGGCTTCTTTGCTCTGTGTGAATACTTGACCAAGCATTTCATTACGAGGTTTCATATTGATGACGGGAGAACCAAGGCGAATGAAACCAACAATCTTTGATGTTTTCTTTTCAAATACAGCAAACTGAACGATACGACCAGGAACACTACGAGAGATTAGGTGAGAAGAAATAACGGAGATATAATCTAACCAACGAGAAGAACCAATATCAACCAATTCAAACTCCATATCGTCTGGATGAATGGTAAAATCAGAGAACAAATCTTCTTCAGGCCCACATCCTGGTAAACAAACAGGCATCTCTGCAATTTGTCCCATTTTTTGACTACGCATATAATCATCAATGCGGTCAAAATGATGGTAATAATCTTCCATGTATTTGGCACAATATATGGCTTGTTCTTTATTTAATTTCATAGTGTAATTTTCTGATTGTATTTAATGAATTTCTTTAAAAATCTATTATACACTACCGGGTCTGTTTTTGCAAATAAAATCTGATACATTTCCTTAGAGTGGGAGTTGCCATGTAACCGCATCTCTATTACTGCCTCTTGTGCATAGGCATCTATTTCATCATCGTCACCGTAATACTCTAGTTGAACCT